GTAACTTGAAGTAGTTTTCTCGCTCCGCACGTGCTGCCAGCGCGATTAGATCGTCACCGCAGGTTCTAAACGCAGAAGTCGCGAGATTGGTCTTCGTGACCATAACTCGCTTCGGAGTGCCTTTCATATATGCGCGAGGAGCCGAGCCTGTTAACTCAACTCCCTTCTTGCGGATCAAATTGATCTCGTGTTCAGCTGCAAAGTTGTTCAAGGTACTCAGAATCGCCCAGGAGAATCCGAGGCCCATTAGGGCCCCGCATTGGATCTTCTTGTGATCTCCATGAATGGAAGACTCAGCGATTTGATTATTGATTATAAACTTCACTGCATTGACATACAATTGCGGCGCTCGGACCCGGTTTAGGAGTCTCGTCATTACGAACTCTGAGAGCTCCCGGCCAATATGGTCGGTTGCCTTACTAAGGTCCGCAGACATGAGCCTCGCGTTCAGGGTCTTTGAAGACAAGTCAACAGATTGCCCCCTTAGTACGTCTGACGTCGTCCTGCCAACTCTCAGCATGGGTAAAACCACACTGTAGATGGATCTGGATGCGTGTACGACATAGAAGGGATGCACTGTAGCACCTCTGTACTTTCCTGTAACGTCTGGTATCATCGCGACTCTGCACTTCTCGTCTTTCTGGTCTGCCCACATTTGGGCGCACTTCTTAAGTGCCCAGAGAGAGAGTGCTGCTCTGTCGCCACGTACTGAATCTCGTTCTTTCGGCATCTGGAACTCCCAATAACTCGCCCCGATCAGCGTAGCTGCTGGGTAGAGTGTTTTGAGCTCCTTCTGTCGGACTGGACGGATTAGCGCCAACGGTGTGTTCTCGATTCGGAGTACCCCTGGTTCAAGTTTCTCAGTGTTCGCGCAGTGACCGAATGTGGCCTCTTCTGAGGACCCACTCGTGTACACTCGCACGTACATCTGATCGACTCTTAAAGTAGAATTATTCTCATCAAAAGTCTTAGACTTCCACTTTTGTTTTGTGGTTTGATGATTCCGCCAGGTACGTATTTCGTCCATCGGGGCTAAGATCATTCTGTCGCTCAGTATATCTGTCCGTCGTACCTGCTTCCAGGTTCGGTTGAACCGAGCTTGGGGCGGTATGACGCCCTCGGCCACCTTTTTGGGTAGCCATCGGGTATCTGAGTGTATGAACTCTTCGAAGCAATCACGAAGTGCATCTAACGCGCCCATTAGGGCGCGGATGTTCATGATAAATCGCTGTTTAAGGAGAATTGATTCCGTTTGGGCTCTCTCGAGGTCCACAGGATCGTCTTTAGTGCTTGACTCCATGACTCTCTTCGCCTCAACCGCAGCGGC